TAATTCAAGGGGGGTAGGTATAACTCATCTCAACCACACACATTGTAGATATAGTTTTGTAATGCAACACTCTCTTATGGAACAATTGCCCTGTTTATTTGTATAATTAGGCATGGGTAAACGCAGGATATTTGAAGTATTTAATATGAGCACTGGAATGTGGGAGAGTCACATGATAGATGAGGACAGCTTTCACGAGGGTATGAAGCAGCTCAATGAAGAAACTCAAGTATTAGACGCTGAAATACAGATTATCAATAAGATAATAGAACAGCAACTAAATAAAAGGCCACCTCAACCAATTGAGAGTAGGGATTAACACTATAGTATATACACTATTGTGTATTTACTCTTTTCCTAGTATATTATATAAACACTATAGAGTATACACTAGGGTATTACTCTAAGGGTTATACTAGTAAGGGAGTTAAAATGAAAAAAAGAGGATTCATTGCTTTGCTATTAGCTTTTATATTAAGCTATAGCTGCACAATCGAAGAAGTAATCACACAAGTAGGTACGGATACTCTGTATGTATACCAGACAGATACCGTATACACAACCTATAATGATACCATATATGATGTTTATGTAGATACTGTATATGATGAACGTGTGGGAGATACTGTATATGTGGTAGTAATTGATACTTTGTATCAGATTGATACAGTATATGTAGGTCAGACCTACGAAGATAGTACGTTATACGATGTATACGTAGAGACAGGGAATGTACCACCAAATTGTAGCCAGATATTGACGATAAGTCAAACGACTACTGATAATGTGTTATATTCTCAGGAATATATGTGTCCTTATACAATTCAAGGGAATATAGACCAGATTCCAGCGGGATATTACATATTAAAGTCATGGTATGTTAATAGTGCTGGTAATATGATCAGTACTCAATTATATCAGTTCGATATAATCGGAGATATGTATATTCTAGTAGATGGAGACTACATAACACTGTTATCTGGTGATTGATGGATACATTAAAAAGAAAAGTTAAGGGTGTAAATAAAGTATATAATATTTACACCGAAGAGGAAGCGGAATCCGAAGGATTACCGTATTTGCACTGGAAACAGGCAAGAGAGGGAGATTATGCCGCTACTGATGACGGATATGTTGGTCTATGTATCGGCAGAAAGGACTATACCGACAAAAATGGTCGGGTAAAGACCTTTGTAAGGCTGTGTCATGGCGCAAATTGGGCTGGAAATACTAATCGTATAGAATATATGGTTAATAAAACCTTCGGTAGCTATTCACAGGCTAACCCGAAGTCATGGCAAGACCGTGAAGCCCGAAGAACACGTACCAAGAACCTAGTAAATGCCTATGTTGGACAAGCCCTTTCAAGTGAAGGGTTTAATTACAAACAATTGGGTAATATTTACCGCCCTGACCAGCAAGAGCCGTCTGCGACGGTTAAAAGGGTACTGAAACAGGAGTTTATCAGAGATATGATAGAGAAGAAACTAAAAGAAATTATGGAAGAGAAAGGTATCAGCAAATCCTCGGTAGTTGACACCATGCTAGAAGCAATAGAGATTGCACGTCATAAACAAGATGTAACCAATATGCTAAAAGCATGCGATTATTTTATGGAGCTACTGGAAATGAAACCTTCTAAAAGGATTACAACGGATACACTACAGTTAGACGTATCAAGTAGCATAGCGGATGCAATAGAATCAGAGGAGAAGTCTTTGCTGATGCAGCGGAAAGAAGAAGTCAATGAATCAAAAGAATCAAGTCAGCCCTGAAGATCAATATCTGGGTGTCGATCCTCACAATATTATCCGAATGCAAATAGAAATCGCTATTGAGGCTTTGGTCGATATAGCTAATAGTAATTCCATGTCTAGCGAATCAATGAAGAAGACAGCATATGATGCTATTCACGAATTAGAGTTGATAGATACTATGTATACTTATGGATTCAAAGACTGAAAATTTAAAAAAAATAAAAGAAAATCTGGTGTTGTTCGGAAAAGTATGTATGCCGAATATGTTTTCATCTACTTCACCACCATTTCACTATGAGATATCAAAGAGGCTTATGGATGAAGAAATTAAACAGATAAACATTGTCGCTCCCCGTGGGCACGCAAAGTCCTCTATCGTCGGTGGTGTTTTTCCTCTTTACCACCTCATGTTCCACGGGGGGCAAAAATTAATTGTACTAGTATCAAGAACACAAGACCATGCTATTAAATTATTGGGTACTATAAAAGATTGTCTGGATTATTCCAGCAATTTTAGAAGCCTGTTTGGATATTGGGGACAATATTCAGCCAAGCAATGGTCTAAATCAGAGATTGAACTAAAAGATGGTTCGATGGTCATATGTAAAGGTACTGGACAACAGCTTCGTGGTATAAAGAAAGGCAATCAAAGACCCACCCTTATTATAGTAGACGATCCAGAGGATGAAAACAATACCAAGACATCTGAAGCTATGGAAGCAAACTTACGCTGGCTGTTGCAGAGTGCCCTCCCATCCCTAGACCCGCAGCGTGGCCGTATAGCGGTCATTGGTACTCCGCAGCACCAGCGTTGTCTCGTTGAGACATTAAAAGAGATGACTGGCTGGGAAAATATGCATTTCGCTCCCAGCATTAAAGAAAACATATCATTATGGGAAGATTGGCATCCAATAGAGAAACTAATAAAGAAAAAGGAAGAACTTGAGTCTATAAACCGAGTTTCAGTGTTTTATAGAGAATATCTATGTCAAATTATTGGAGATGAGGATCAATTGTTCCAAGAAAAGTATTTTCAGTATTATGATGGTAAATTAGTACATGGGGAAGGTGAAGAAGCATTTATTCAGTTTAAAAGTATAAATGGAAAAGATACAGACCTTCTTTTACCAGTAAATGTATTTATGGGGGTAGACCCTGCATCCTCAACCCGAAAAACAGCAGATTATAGCACTATAGTTGCAGTTGCGGTTGATAATGAAAATAACAGGTACATCCTCCCTTACTACCGTAAAAGGGCTACTCCCATGAATCTTGCTAACCAGATTATAGAGCATTTCAAGATAATGAAGCCTTCTAAGGTGCGTATAGAGTCAGTTGGCTATCAGGAAATGCTGCGGGAGTATATAAGGGAACGCTGTGATCAAGAGAACATGTTTATTGCTGGTCTCGAGATAAAAGAGAGACCTAGGACAAGTAAGTCTGCTAGGCTGGAAACTATGGAACCATATTTCGCTCAAAACAAAGTATATATGCTTGAAAGTATGGAAGAAATAAGAGATGAGTTATTATTGTATCCAAGAGCTAAACATGATGACTTATTAGACGGGCTATACTATGCTATGAAGAATACCTATACACCAGCACACGAAACTGGTGATATGAAAATAAAAGAGAAACAATATATAAGAGATGAAACTTTTGATTGGATGATTGCTTAAAGTATAATTAATTTATAGGGAACAATAATGACCTCGATTTCGTATAAGCTGATGTTGCAACGCATTTTTCCACATGCCAGAGATACATCCAGAAGTAAGACTTACTCAAGACTTATTCTCTAACTATAGTTCTGCACGCTCAGACTGGGCTAGTCAGGCAGCTGAGGATGCAGAATTTCGGGCAGGGAAACAATGGTCAGATAAGCAGGTAAAGTCATTACGTGCTAGAGCACAAGAACCTTTAGTTGTAAATGTGATCCATCCAGCAGTAGAGCAAGCAAAAGCTATGCTTACTGCTAACTCGCCAAGATTTCAATCTACTGGACGAGATACTTCAGATACAAAAGTAGGCAGGATATTCTCAGACCTAATGTCATGGGTATGGGATATATCGAATGGTAATACTGAATTAAAACAATGTATTGATGATTACTATGTAAAGGGTATGGGAGTTATGGTTTCATATATATCACCAGATTCTGATTTTGGTAAAGGTGAAGTATATGTTAAATCAATTGACCCATTCTCAGTCTATTTCGACGCTGACTCACAAGACCCATTCTGTAGGGACGCTAGTAATATTATAATAGCAAAGCGTATGACAGAAAAAGAATTAATTCTAATATATCCAGAATTTGAGGAAAACATCAGGCAATCCTCAGAAACAAGTCATATAAGTTCAGTCGATGAGAATCGTTTTGGTATAATGAAAGAGGATGTTCTTCCTAAAGCTAGAAAGAATGAAATGCTCGATGTTGATCTTGAACGTGAACTGGAAGTATTTGAGAGATATACCAAAGTAAAAGTACCATATTATAGAATATTCGATCCATTGTCTAATGAAGAAAAGATTATAGACGATCCTCAATACGCAGAATACAGAGAAGAACCAGCAATTATACTAACTGTTTCTGGCGGAGAACAGCAGATATTTACCGATAAACTGAATGTATCTAAGTTTATGCAGATACATGATGATATTGGAAAAGTATATCATTTAGAGGTTGATCCTCTCACTGGACAACCCACACCAGTAGCTGGCCGTGAGAATGAAAATTCAATACCAAATAGCTACACTGCTATTGATCCCATCACCAAAGGTGAACTTATTGACAATGAAAAAATCATGGTTAATAAGGTAATGGCTACCAACATAAAACAATGTATCTCAGTTGGTGATGAATATCTGTATTCTGTGGTATTGCCTATAGAAGATTATCCAGTTGTTCCTTTTATGAATAATCACAACAGGAATCCTTATCCCATTAGTGATGTAAGAACTGTACGTGGTTTACAGGAATATATTAATAAGCTACGTTCACTTATTGTTGCTCATGCAAGTAGTTCTACTAATGTTAAGCTTCTTATTCCACGTGGATCGATGAATAAAAAGCAATTAGAAGAAGAGTGGGGACGTGCAGGTACAGCTGTAATTGAGTTTGATCCAGAGCTTGGGCAACCAATTGTAGCAGGGCCAGTACCCCTTCCAAATGAATTATATAAAAATGAAGCAGATGCGAAATCTGATATTGAACGAATACTTGGTATTTATACATTTATGCAGGGGGATGTTGGTTCAGCCCCACAAACATTTAAAGGAACTGTTGCTCTTGACGAATATGGTCAAAGACGCATCAAGTCCAAGAAGGATGATATAGAATATTCGCTAAACCAACTAGCTAAATCAGTTGTTGGTCTAATGCAGTATGTATATACATCTGAGAAAATTGTAAGGTTAATACAACCTAACAATAAACCGTTAGAAATAAAAATTAATCAAAATCTTTATGATGATGTCAGTGGACATCTGATTGAAAAAGTAAACGATATATCTGTAGGTAAATATGATATTATCGTCGTTTCTGGCTCAACTCTACCATCTAACCGATGGGCTAGGTTTGAATACTATATGGAGCTCTTTAAGAGTGGTCTCATTGATCAAATTGAAGTTTTAAAACAAACTGACGTTGCTGATATGGAAGGCGTACTTGAAAGAGCTGGACAAATGCAGAAACTCATGCAGCAGGTTCAGCAGCAGGAAGATCAGATCAAAAAATTAAAAGGCGATCTGCAAACTGCACAGCGTGAATCTGTCCATGACAGGAAGAGAGTTGAAGTTAAGGAATTTGAAAAGAAACTGGCTAAGGCAGAAGCAAAGGCTGAAATGGCTACACAGCTGTACAAGTCGAGAGCATCTGATGAACTTGCTAAACTTAAAGAAGAAGTTAAGGAAGTAACAAAGTCAGTTGACAAACAAGTAGGCTTAAAAGAATAACAGCGGTTGCTGAAATAACCAAATCGCAAGGAGTGAATAATGGCTGAAACACAAAGTGCAGCAATAGAACCTGATAAAACACCGTATGGTTACGAGGTGGAACAAGCAGGTATCCCTTTAATGGATGCCGAAACACCTGCAGGAGATGCAATGAAACCAGAGAGTTTCGATGTAGACGTAAGCCAACCGATGATCAGTGAAACGCCTGTAGAAGGACAACAGGCTGAGAGCACACAAAGTCCTGAAGAACATCCTGCAAAAGAAGACTCGAGTAGGTTTGAGTATTGGCAAAGTCAGGCAGACAAGGTAAAGAGCGAACTATCGAATGCACAGCAAGAACTTGATTATTATAGAAGTTTAGCACAGCAGCAGCAGTCAACGGTCTCCAGCGGACAACCTAATGGACAACCCCAGCAACAAGCGGGAGTTCAAGAGGATTCGTTGAAGCAACCCGTCAAACCAACAAAACCAGTCAACTACAGCGAAGTCGATGCGTATAACGATCCTGAGAGTACATCTTTCAAATATCGTTTAGAGAAGGAGAGATATCAAGACGATTACATGGGTTATCTTGAAGAAAAGGACGAAAACAGAGAAAAGCAGATGCGCGCTCAATATGAGTATGCATATGCTCAACAACAAACAGCAATGGTACAAAACAATGCTATGTCACATGCTATGAATGGATATGGCTTTGATCAAACCAAAGCTAGTGATTTCGTCAATTGGGCAAGTAATCCCAATAATGTCACAGTTGATCATCTTTTGAAACTCTATATGATGAAGGATGCGCCCGACGCAAGGGTAGAGCAGAAAAAACAGGAAATGAAAAAATCTCAAGAGGTTTTGTCAATGCCAAGATCAGCAGCAGTTGAGACTGGTACATCTGAAGCGCCTCAAAGCGATGAAGACCTGTTTAATCAAGGCTTGCTCTCTTTAAAACGATAAAAAGGAGTAAATCATGGCTGCAACTGAAAAGTTATTAAAAGCCTCTGGTGTACTTTACGATGATCGACGAAATTTTTACGTTAGTCCTCAAGTTGTAAAAGAACTATGGACTGACGTAGCGCCGTTTACTACGGTAGTTTCGAACAGAGAACAGCGTAAAGTGCCCGACCCGATTTTCAAAATGTTTGAACATCGGAATCCATGGCATAAGCAGTATTTTCTAGATAATGCTGATACTGATGATCTTTATGCAAATGGAACTAGCAATACAACTGTAACTGTAGATGGTGCAAGCAATTGTAATATCGATGACAGTTTGGTTGGTGCAATCTGTGAAGTATGGACAACTAGTTATGGCACTAAGAAAGCCATTGTAAGAGTTGATTCTGTAACAAGTTCAACTGTTGTTGTTGTAAATACACTATGGACTAGCACTGGTAGTGATATTGCATTAGTTAATAATGATATTTTTGAAATTATTGGTAATGCACAGGGTGAAGGTACAGACTCACCAGAAGCGTGGGCCGATGAACTAAGTGTCGTTTGGAATTCTTGTCAGATTTTCAAAACGCCATTACAGATCACTGGCACATTACTTGCTGCATCATTGCGTGGCGAATCTTCTGAACTTGCACGTTTACGTGCCCAGAAGGCTCAAGAGCATAAGATGCAAAAAGAAAAGGCATTCTTATTTGGACATAGAAAAGGTGGAACAGGTCTTGAACTTCAAGGCGGTGACTCCAGCTCTGAATCATTTGCTGATGGCGGAGTAGCCGACGCAGATGGTAATCTTGTAAGAACATGCTACGGCATTTTGAAAGCTATAGAAGACTATGGCGATTCAAGTG